CGAAGCGCCCGGGCACCCAAGGCACGTAAGTGCCGCATCTTAGTTCTTTGACATGTTGTTTCCGTTCCTGTTTTATTTTTCCCGCCGTAAGGCGGTCGCACATGAAAAATTAAATATTACCTTTGTTCCGCCTATTGATTGGGCGGGTTGTCTTCTCTGACGTCCAGTTCCGGCCTTCGCTGTCCGTTCCGTCGTGGTCATGCGAACAACGGTGCTAATGCCGGCTTAGCGTACCTCAATGGTAACAATGCGGTCTCGAACGCTAACGTGAACTGGTCGTCGCCCCTAGGATACGCCGCTGATTTATTCAGTAAGAAGAAGTGGAGGAGAGACCCTGTCACTGGACAAAAAATCAAGGCTAAGGGTATAGTCCCGGTAGGTTGATAAACCGACGGCTCATGACCCGATGGCGATTGCAGACACTGGACACTAAAAGACACTTGGGACACCATGAGGAGAAAAGGTGACTTTTCCGGGGATATAGCCCGGAAAGAAAACTATTACAAGGCTTTTGATCATGCCAGCAAGAACAAGCATGGCAAAAAGGCCATAATAAAGTTCGAGGCGGACTTGGAAAAGAACCTTTCCTATCTCCTATACTCTTTTGAAAACGGGACGTTCGTAACCTCCCCGTATCGTTTCATGACCGTCCATGAGCCGAAAAAACGTCTTATCGGGATGCTCCCTTTCCCGGATCATGTCCAGCACTGGGCGATGCTCAATGAGGTGGAGGATTATTTTACGAGATCCTTCTCCGCGTATACCTACGGAGGGGTGAAAGGACGCGGTCCCCACGCCTACATGAGGATGATCCGGAAGGTCTTGAGAAAATATCCGGAACGTACCACCGACTATCTCCTGTGCGATATCCACCACTTCTATCCGACTGTCAATCACCCGGTACTGAAAAGCCAGCTCAGAACACGTATCAAGGATAATCATTTATTGCAAAGGTTTGATGAGATCATTGACAGCGTCGAGGGGGATACCGGTATGTTTCCCGGCACGAAGCTGGCGCAGTTCTTCTCGCTTGTCTATCTTTATCTTTTCGATCACGATTTGAAGCGGTGCTTCCATGTCGGGGAATGCCCTGCTTTGGTTGAGTACTACACGAAAAGGTATATCGAGGAAAGTATCGCGACGGCCAAAACAGAACATGATTATGAGGAGTTATCCAAAGGGATCCAATATCTCTCGGACAGGTTCAAGGGATATCTGAACCGTCTGGATTTCTGCTACCGTCTCGCCGATGATGTCCTGATACTGCATGAGGACACCGTATTCTTGCACCTTGTCATCGAGTGGATCGGTCTTTATTACGCTAACGAGCTTAGGATCGGTCTTAACCCGAGATGGAAGATCGGGCACGTGACGGACGGTGTCGATACGGGGGGATACGTGCATTTCCCGGATCACGTCCGTGTCCGGAAACGTAACAAGGTGGCTCTCTGCCGCCAGATAGCTAGATTGAGAAAGAAGGGTTTGCCGGACGAGGAGATAAGGAAGAGGGCCTCTTCCCGTATAGGCTTCATCCAACACGCTGATACGAGTAATCTATTAAATAAATTAGGAATGGAAACACCAAGGAAAAGACTGGGACAGGTGATAAGGAATAAAAAAAGTCCGTGGGAGGATCTCCCGGCCGACCGGAAAATGAGATTCGAGGATATACTTTATGATACCCGGATACCGGAGGATAAACGAGGGCCGGAGGATGATAAACTCATAGAGTTGATTGATTATAAAATCGAGGATAGCAAGATCGAGAGAAACGAGGACGGCACGCCAAAGAAGTGCCTCGCCATACGTTTCCGATGGAAAGGCGAGGAGCGTTACGCTTTCACCGGTTCCGCCGTCTTGATCGACCAGGCGCTCACGGACTTCTCTCACGAGGACTTGCCGGTGGATACCGTGATAAAGGTGCTCACCAACAAGTTCGGTAAGAAATTTTTCAGGTTCACTTGACCCGTGGGGATCGCTCTTGGCCGATCCTTCCGGGTCGGCTAAAAACATTTAAATATATGGAGACAAGAGCGATTTACACGGAGAGAAAGACATTCGTAAGATACGATGACAACCATTACCTGCTATACCTGAACGAGGAGGTCTTGGAGAACCACGTTCCGGAGGGCCACGGGGGCGAACCGGAACCGGAGCCTTGTACGGCTTACGCCTATACCGGCACGTGCGAGGATGGCGGCACGCTGATAGAGGCCGCGGATGCCACGTACGAGCGGTTCGTGTCCGGGCTCGTACGCACGAGATATTCCGCTGACAGGGTGGAGGCGATCACCCTCAATAAATTAGGTTCGGATACGGCAAGGATGGCCGAGTTCGAGGCGGAGTTCGCGGAGCTGGAGCGTTACAGAAGCGATTGTAAGGCGAGGGTGCGTGCCTTGCTGGGTATGCCCGAAAGCGTCTCGAACACCCTTTAAATACCGTTCGAGATGCGTATCTATGATAAGACGGGCGAGGTATTGCTTGACATCCCGGTGGACGATGACAGCTATCGTTACCGGGCGATAGCGCAAGCGAAGAAGGTGGAGCTGCGTTACTCCCTCGCGGATCACGTGGAGCTGCCCACCGGGGCGTATATCGAGTACCAGGGGGAAAGGTACACGCTGTGGTACCCTTCGGATTTCAAGAAGGAGGGCACGAGGGTATTCGACTATACCGTCACCTTCGGCGGTAACGAGGAGATCCTGAAAAAATATAAGTACAAGCTGCTGGCGGACAAGCCGTACAAGCTCAAGTTCGTCATGACGGCCACGCCGGGGATGTTCGTGGAGCTGCTGGTGGACAACTTGAATCTTTATGATTCCGGCTGGACGGTCGGCACGGTGATCGAGGCCCCGGAGAAACTGTTGTCGTTCAACCATGAGAAATGCTGGGCTGTATTGGGGCGTTTGGCCGAGGAGTTCGACACGGAGTTCGAGATCGTGGGCAAAACTATCAACCTCCGCAAGGTGGAGTATTACAAGGACGCTCCTCTAAAGCTATCCTACGGAAAAGGTAACGGATTCCTTCCCGGTGTAGGTCGTGCGAACCAAGGCGACAACCTCCCCGTTGAGATCCTTTACGTGCAAGGTGGCGAGCGGAATATCGATTATTCGGCCTACGGAAGCCAGACCTTGCTGCTCCCCAAGTCGCAGGAGCTTTCCTACCAAGGCAGACGCTACAAGACCGACAAGGACGGGATGTATGTCACTCGCGCGGACAAGCCTCTTTCCTCTTATAATGAGGACAGCTACGACGCCAGCGATATATATCCATCCCGGGTCGGTACGGTGAGCGAGACCGACACGGAGCCGGGCGAGGACACGGACGGGAACGAGGTCACGTTCTATAATTTCTACGACTCGTCAATTCCAGATAACCTGAATCTCGAGGATTGCCTGATCGCCGGCCAGACCATGACGGTTATCTTCCAGACAGGCCGTCTGGCGGGCCGTGAGTTCGACGTAAAGTATGTACATGACGGCCGTAAGTTCGAGATCGTCTCGTCCGAGCAGGATGGCATGACGCTGCCGAACGCCTCCCTGTATCCGGAGGTCGGCGACAAGTACGCCGTCTTCAACATATCTCTTCCCGCCGCCTACGTATGCGACAACGCCACCAAGACAGGGGCGAGCTGGGACATGTTCCGGGAGGCGGTACGCTACCTGTACGAGCGTGAGGAGCGGCAATTCACGTTCAGCGGAGAGCTGGACGGCATATGGGCCAAGAAGAATTGGCTGGCGATCGGCGCCAAGCTGGTAGCCAACATGCTGATGGCCGCAGGTGTCGACCGTGTGATGACGATGGACCTGCACGCCGACCAGATCCAGGGATTTTTCGACGTTCCGGTCGACGCCCTCTACGCCAGCGGCATCTTCGTGCCCTACATCAAGAGCCTCAACATCGAGGACCTCTCGATCGCAGCGCCCGACATGGGCGGCGCCAAGCGGGCAAACACCTATTCGAAACTGCTCGGCACGCCGATCATCATTTCGCACAAGGAGCGCGCCAAGGCCAACGTCGTGGGCAAAATGACGGCCATCGGCGACGTCGAAGGCCGCAACCGGCGGACCGTCCACGCCAAGATCCGCCCGGCCGGGGCGACCCG